TGCGATGTTTAATAATTTAGAACGCTCAAACCATTTGCTCACCTTGGCAGGGTCATTACTTGCAGACTTGTAGCCATTGACGGCGATTGGAAAGAACGGCGTTTTCTGTTGCGGGTAGCAAGGCATCACATACCAACCGCGCTCGGCAAAGGCGGTGGCGATTTGTGCCGTTGACATCTCCATTGTCTTCATTTGACGAACTCCTTGAGAAAATCAACAATGACTTCGGAAACTGTCTTGCCTTCGGCCTTGGCCTTGGCCTGCGCCCTGCGCCATAGTTGTTCACTAACTCTTACTGAGCGAATCTTCTTCATTATGCACCGACCTTTCCAAGATATTTGATGCGAGCTGCTTCAAAAGTCGGAGCGTGATCGACTGCTGAAAAATAAACGCCATCTGCATTCTTCTCGGAGATAATCCACTCACTTGCTCCGCCGCGATAGATAACGTATTCGATGCGGTGAGTGTCATCTACGCTAACGAACTTGCCTCTGTTAATCTGAACTAATTGTTTGCCGTTCATTATGCACCTACCTTTTCTTTTGCAATCAATTCGCCAGTCAATTTGGCTTGAAAATAACGGTCGGCGCAATCTAAACAAACTGCAACTTCTTGACCGTTGCGGATTTGATAAGCAAGAACATCAACTGTTGCTTGGCAATCTAGGCACTTAAGCATTTCCTTCTTCCGTTTCTTGGAGTTACTACCTTTCGCTCCAATAAGAGAAATCTAGCCTTTGTGCCTACGCTTGTCAATACATAAGGCAATAGACACCTTCGGCGTGTCGTGGGTAGATTTGTCAGACCTTCCCTTCATACTTATCCACAGGAAGGGAGATTTTATGCAGTATCTATTATTCGGCGGTCTAGTGGCCGTTCTAGGGCTTGTGTGGGCTATCCTAGCCCTACACGATGACCCACTTGAGGAAGGCATCAAGCAGGCCCAAGCGTGGTCAAAAGGCCAATCTAGGCTTCGGAAGGTGATGGGCAAATGAGCTTGTTTTCGGTTCACAACGCCACCGACGGTGCCATCGTGCTTCACCTAGAGGAGACCGATGCCAACCTCGACTTGATTGAGGACATTGTGGATCAGGTGCCTTTGCTTCACATCACCCGCATCCGCGAATTTTGCGGGTATCAGGCGCAGGCCTCATTGGAGTCGGCAAGACAGGCCGACAAGGTTCGACAGGCGGTGCCACCTGTCATCGCCAAAATCGCTGCGATGAGCGAGGATGAGGCATTGACCTTGGCGGAGCAGTTAATTGATGCGGTGAAGTTTTCAAGAGCCATCGCAGGCAAAGTAGTCAAATTAGAGTTGGTTAAATAATGGCAAATCCCAATGGTCGCAAAGGTAATGGGTGGGAAATCGCAATCCTCAAGTGGTTGCGGGATCGCGGTGCCTTCGCGGAGCGTTTGCGACTTGCGGGTAAGAATGACGAGGGCGATATTGTTTGCATTATTGCGGGCAAGACTTACATTTTGGAAGCCAAGAATAGAAAATCAATCTCGCTTCCGACCTTTTGGGATGAGGCCGTCAAAGAAGCCAAGAACTACGCCAAAGCGCGTGGCTTGGAGCAAACGCCACCGGCGTTCGTAGTTGTTAAGAGAAGAAATGCCAGCGTTGAAAAGGCTTTTGTGATTCAAGATTTAGAGTCTTGGATGCGTGAAAGGCAATAATGCAATCGCTGAGCTACTTCATTCCATCCTTGCCATTGCTACCTGATGCAAGTTGCAAGGGGATTGTTAATCCCAATCTATTTTTTCCTGTATCGAAAGAACAAGAGGCAAAGTGTCTCCCAATCGTGCGCAGTATTTGTGCCGGTTGTCCTGAACGAAAGGAGTGCTTGGACTACGCACTTAAAGAAGAAATCCCCTATGGAATATGGGCAGGAACAACTCCTGCACAAAGGGGATTCGGTCAAGGATTTAGGAATCGCAAGACAGGTCGAATGAATCGATCCGATGCAATCCGTTCTTTGCATTCTTTGGGGCGAACACCGAAAGAAATCGCGGAAACGTTGAGAGTTGAGCCAGCTTATGTGACTCAGGTTCTCAAGCGTGCTGCGAAATTGGAAGGAGAAACCCAATTACTCAACGCAGAAAAACAATCAGGGGAATTGCCATCATCATCGGAGTCAGCGCAATGACTTCAATGTTCGTCAATGCCGCATTCGCTCCGCAACCTGCGGTGCCTGCGACAGTTATCTACAAAGACCCACCAGTCTTGGCTCAAGTTGATGCCAAGAAATTGGCAAAGTCTTTGCTAACCAAAACAGAGTATTCCTGTCTAGCAAAACTGTTGGGCAAGGAGTCAGCGTGGAAAGCATCGGCTAAAAATCCGACCTCAAGCGCAAAAGGAATCGGGCAATTACTTGATTCCACCTATCGCAACTTGGGGATGAAACATTCTCAAGCATCGGTGCCACAACTTGTGGCCACGCTCGCCTATATCCACAGGCGACATGTGACTCCCTGCAATGCCTGGGAGTTCTTCAAAGAAAACTCTTGGTATTGATTCGAGGGGATCAAATGTCAGTTGAAATCGAAAAAGGCGTGATTGATTTTGACGAGTCAATAGCAATGTGGCTCGAACAATATCGACAAGCCTTGGCAAAAATCAAAGAGTGGGAAGAAGTTGCAGATGTAGCTCGCTCCCATATCGAAGCAGCATTAGGCGATGCCGAAGTTGGCTATTACAAAGGCCAGCAGGTAGTTCGCTACACAACGGTTGCATCAACGCGATTTGATGTTAAGCGTGCAAAGGAACTATTGCCTCAACAGGTTTTAGATGCCCTACAAGTTCAAAGCAACTCTCGTCGCTTCACTCTAGTCAATCAGGATCAACAATGAGCATTGTGAACCCTTGGATTGACCCGATTACCCCATCAATTCCTGATGAGGAAATTTGGGAAGATGAGGATGACGAATGACTTTCACTTCACCAGTCTCGCCTGCTAAATCATTAGGTCAAGCACTTGGCCACATTATTACGCAGGCGGGTATCTGGACTCCTAGGGCGAAGCAAGTCGTCATTGGGCCATCGGAAATGGGTCACGATTGCACAAGGCGACTTGCTTACAAATTGTTAGATTGGGAAAAGACCAATGAGCAAGGCTCTTCCAACTGGAGCGCACAAGTAGGCTCTGCGATTCACGGCTATTTGGCCGACGTATTTCGCAGGATTGAAGGCTACGAAGTGGAGCAAAAGGTGACAATTCGTGGCAACTTGACCGGCACAGTTGACCTATATGACATCAACAATGGCATCGTCATCGACTGGAAAACAACGAGTCCTGCTCAAATGGATCGCAAACGCAAAGACGGCGGAAGTTTTCAGTATCAAACGCAGATTCAGCTTTATGGCTACGGAAAGGCGCAAACAGGAGCGAAGGTCAATCAAGTCGCTTTAGTTTATTTGCCGACCAGTGGGTCGATTGATGATATGCACGTCGAACTTTATGACTACGATGAAAGCGTAGCCCTGAGAGCCTTGGAACGGATGGACAACATTCACACCTTGCTCTCACAAATAGATGTAGAAAACAATCCGCAAATGTGGGCAATGATTCCAAGCGTTGCAAATCGCCTGTGCAATTATTGTCCTTATTTTCAACCTTTCAGTAAAGATTTATCGAAAGGATGTAACGGTGAAACCGAAGCTCGTGGTTGAGGCGATGAGCAAGTGGCAATCTACCGTTTTGAAAGTCGTTGGTTGGATGCTTGGACTCAAAGGTGAAGCGAAATTGGTCTTCATTCAATTTGATAACGAGCCAACAATCAATGACCTAATAAAAAACAAAGAAGAAGATGAAATGAACCGACAAGCAGATAAGGAGACGGGGGAATGACCTTCGCAGCACCATCAAATAACGCCGAGAGCGTGAAAGTGGCAGATTTAGCCAATCACCTTCTCATCATCACACCTGTTGAGTATAAGACAGGAATTCAAACCATTCACGGACTTGCAGAAGCCGTCGAAGTCAATGTTATTGATCTTGACACTAACAAGGAACACGCAGGATTGCTTTGGTTTAACGTTGGCCTTCGCAATTCATTGAAGAGCAAAATTGGCCAACGAGTGCTTGCAAAAGTGGGCCAAGGCGCGGCAAAGCCTGGAAAATCGGCACCTTGGATTCTCATTGATGCCACCGCCGATGCCTCGGCAGTTGCAAAGGCGAACGCCTATCTTTCGGCAGCGCCACAAGTGGCCACGCCTGCGCCTGCGCCTGTCGCGACGGCACCGGCAGGTGGAATCACGCCTGAAGTTGCCGCGCTATTGGCTCAGCTTGGGGCAAAGCCAGTTTAGTTTTTACCGAGTTGTTCGGATTTGCCCTTCCGTCATCTGAACAACTCAATTGAGGCAGATGTCATCGCCACCTTTCCGATGACAAATGCTGGAGAAGTCGCAAGGTGCGAGCGTTCGGGGCGCTGATGAGTGCAAATCTCATCGCTTCACAAGATAAAAACAACCAAGGGGGTCTTGTGGCAACGTTTGAAATCCATCACGGCGACAATCGTGAGGTGTTAAAAACTTTTGAGGATAATTCAATTCATTCAATCGTCACTGATCCACCATACGAGCTCGGCTTTATGGGCAAGAGTTGGGATGCATCAGGCATCGCATTTAACACCGAAGTTTGGCAAGAATGTCTGCGCGTTCTCAAGCCAGGCGGTCACTTGCTCGCCTTCAGCGGCTCTCGCACATATCACCGAATGGCGGTTGCCATTGAAGATGCTGGTTTTGAAATCCGCGACCAGATTATGTGGATTTATGGCAGCGGTTTTCCGAAGTCGCTTGATATTGGCAAGGCAATTCAAAAGGCAAGTGGTGTTCAACCAATAGGATTCAAAGAAAATGAAAACGCAGCATTTTATGGAACAGGCAGTGGTGGTCAATACAACCCAACACCGCGCCAATTATTTATGCCACCACTTGAGGGTGAAGCAAAAGAATGGCAGGGTTGGGGCACCGCACTCAAGCCTGCGCACGAACCCGTCGTTGTCGCTCGTAAGCCGCTCATCGGCACCGTCGCCGCCAATGTGCTGACCTATGGCACAGGTGGGTTGAACATTGATGCGAGCAGGGTTGAAGGCGACAAAGGAACTGGAAATTGGAAAGGTGTTACAACGCCAGACCAAAGTGACAACATTTACGCAGGTGGTTGGGATGGTTCGGTTCAAGGCGCAGAACCAATAACTGACAATGGAAAAATCGGCCGTTGGCCCGCCAATGTCATTCACGATGGGTCGGATGAGGTTGTTGAGTTGTTTCCTGCAAATGCAGGTGGGGGTCATTGGGCGAAAACAAAAGTCACAGGTTATGGCGAGTTTGGTGGCGGAAAGTCTGAATATTTTGGACAAGGCGAAAAAGATGGCAAAGGCTCCGCCGCTCGCTTCTTCTATTGCGCCAAGGCAAGCAAGAAGGATCGCAATGAGGGGTTGGATGGGTTTGAGGCGGTGCAGACTTACGGGGGCGGTTCTAGGCATCCTGACGATTACGGTGACACCGAAGAAGATAAAGCGTTGCTGAATGCCGCAAAAGCATTTGGCGCACATAAAGCTGCGCACAAGAATCACCACCCAACCGTCAAGCCGACAGAACTTATGCGCTATCTCTGCCGCTTGGTAACACCGCCGAACGGCATTGTTCTTGATCCGTTTATGGGTAGCGGCAGCAC